CTTCAATCTCCCGTAGCAGGTGCGTCCATGCCGGACGCTCCGGCGTCTCATTTGCCACCGACACGACGGGGTAGATGATGCCATGTTCGTCAGCAAAAATATTCCCCGTCAGCCGTGAGTCGGCAAATACAGTCGCTACGGGAACACTCACATACGCGCCAAAACGGAATGTGTCAGCTATATCAGATGTCGAACTGCTGATAACGTCCTTTGCCGCCACGCCCCGTGTGATGCGCTCGCCCGTCAATGCGCAGCACGTATCGACCTCTTGGATGAGCATGGGATCAATCGCCGTGAAGCTGCCTCCCTTTGCGATCATCTCTGCTGTGTTCATCTGCCTGCCCTCAATTCTTTCAAGGTTGCTTGGCGGATCATTTTTCCGTAGATTGCCGAATCGTATCTCTCGACAAAATCACCCAATTGCACGTCGCCCCTTTTCCATAATTCCCATGCCCCTTTTCCCATCAAGCGCTGCTGATCAACCTCCGGCAGTCGTCCGAAATAATCCTCGCCCGTCTCGATCCGCCGCGCCACATCTTTCACAACACCGATGCTGGTGCAGCGACATTGGTGGTGTGAAGAAACTCGCTCGCCAACCTCCATCCGTGTGCCGTGCAGCGCCAGACACGCCATGCATATCCGCGAATCCAACGTACCGATGCGCACCACGTAACTGAGCATATGCGCGTTTACGCTCTGGTTGATCGCCGTTGCGTCTCGATAACTTTCGAGGTACAGCGTCCGCAGCGCATTGTTTGCCGCCGCCGCCGTCAGACCGGGTAACTCTCGCCTCAGTGTCCGTGCCGCTGTCAGTGCGTTTTTTCCGGCTGCAAGGTCTGCCAGCACCCGTCCCTGAATGCGATTCTTCGCATCTTGAACAATGCCCTTCCAAACAGCACTGACCGTCTCTCCTAGCGCATCCCGATCATGGAGATACCCTATCGCGCCCCGCACCGCGTCAATACTTGGCACGTTCCATTCCGCTGCCAAGCTTGCCGAAGTCGCCCCCGATAAAATCTTCGTCAGCCGCCCTGCTACGTCAATGCTGACGTTTGCCGCTTGTTCCGCCGTCTTGTCATACGCACTTTCCTGCCCTCTCAAAAGCGCCCCGACGCGGCGCATGACCCGCTTGAACGCCGGATCGTCAAGAACTGTCTCACCCCTTATCTCGCTTTTCTCTAATGCGCTCAAAAGGCGCTTCAGCTGTGTATCCCGTCCAAACGACTCGTTCATGCCTGTCAGAAAAGGCGTCATCAAGCGTCGATAGGGAGCGTCAAGAAACTCCCTCAGATAGTCACGGACATTCGCCGCTCGCCGTTGACCCGGTGCGCCCATACTACGCCTCCGTGTCGAGGCTTAATGCCGCGTCAAAGTTCGGCAGACTGCCAATTTGACTGAGTGCCAGCGCCTGCTTATCGTCCTCAAGCTCTTGCAAGATGCGCTGAACTTCATCTGCCGACCAACCCTGTGTTGCCGCGATCATCGACAAAAATGCCCGATTGCTCAGCCGCCCCGTCTCGGCAATTGCTACCGCATCCCGAATGACTTGGCTATCCGCACGAAGGTTGGCATCCTTCCAGGAGATCGAGAGTGCCTGCGTGTAGTCTGGCGGGCGTACAAAGCTATAAGCATCCTCGACTTCCCACGCCATATCGAATATTCGCCGCCACATCGCGCCGAACGATTTCTGTGCCGCCTCCACCTTGCCGATCATCGTCACTTCCCGCGCTGCGAACGCCTCCCCGCTCAGATTGTCCGCATCGAACAATTCCGGCGCTGGCGTTCCGGTGACGTTCCCGATCTCCATGCGCAAATGACGCGCCGTGTTCATGAGAGCGTCTAGTGAACCTTCCGGCAAGGTCTCCATCTTCGCTTGTTGTTCCCGATCCATCCCCCCTGCCCCAACCAAAATAATGTCACCCGGCTTGATACCCTGTGCGCGTGGATCGGGGTCAAAACCATAGGCAATGCGCAACGGGAATCCCGTCTTTTCGCTTGTGGAAATCAAACTCCACAGCGTTCGGTTAAGCGCGTCCTGCAAAGGCATAGCGTTCGCCGCCTCACTGATCCCAAAATTCTTGCGCCCTCGGTTCTTGAAGTGGAAAATCGGTATTCCCAATGGCGATCCATCACGCTTTGTCCATGCATGAACGTGTGTCGTTTCACCGCTCTGCGCGTTGATATAGGGTTGGATCGCTGCCCCACTTTTTTCCGAGAAAAACTTCTCGATACGGTCAGCATAGTAAATGTTGATCCGTACTCGGTTTGCAAACTCAATCTTTCCCACATGGTCAAGGCGAAACACCTCTGACCAAATCTTGATCGCACAGACCATGACAGGGCTGCTATCGGATTCGTAGATCGGGATAATGCCATCGCATCCGTCATACGCAAGCTGCGGGATGATATGAGCATTCTTTCCGTTGTGGGCGACCATCACGAATCCATCACCATCAAGCAACGTGGCGAGATGAACATCCCGCTGAATTTCGTCAAAGCTCACCCTCTCTAGCAATGCCTGAAGCCATTCCGTTGCCGCGTCATTGTCTGCCCGCACATCACTGACCAACAGCCGGTTGGTCATTGCGTCCACCACAACAGGAATGTAGTTGCTGTTGAATACGTCAGCGCTCTGCGAGATGCGCAGCATGTCTCGCATATCGTCCGTCAGTGCCGCGTCATGCGTTCCGTCGTAGTAGTCTCGCAAACGAGACACATGCTCGCCGCGCTCTCCCCATTCCCCAACCATGCCCTCGTAGGCAATCCGGCTATGAATCGCTCCAGCGATACTGGATAACAGTCCACTGTTGGCAGTTAATGCCGTCACGCTGCTTGTTCGCATGATAATCACCCTTTTCCTGATCTACCCACTGTAAGCGATCTGAGCGCGAAAGCGCGGGCGTGCGCCATGCTCAGCGCTACTGCCGCATCGATCTTCAGACTCGCCGCCCGTTTTACAATCCGCATCCGTTCGCCGCTTGTCTCGGCGTTCGCATTCTCGACATGCGCCGTTAGTTCATGGTGCCCGCCATGAACAATGCGCCGATCTCGTATCGCATCGTACAACTGCTTATCCGCCAAAAGCCTGTCCTGACCCTGATCAAAGATGCGAAACCTCAGCCCATCACGCTTCAAGCGGGTCGCCATATCGTGCAATTGGTACGGGTCATAGGCAAACTCAATCACGTTATAAGCCGCCGCCAGCGCCCGCAGCACGCTCTCTGGTTCACTAAAATCCAGCGTTCCGTGTGGCGGCGGCGTGAAGATGCGCACATAGCGGATGTAGATTAGATCGTCCTTCCGCGTCACCCCCACCAACGCGAAACAGTCATTCGACACGCCCGCGTCAACGCCGACGATCATCGGATCGCGATCATTGAATTGCGGCAGGTCACTCGACCTGCAACCTTCCCACCATTCCGCCGTAACAAAAATATTCTGCGACCTGCCCCACCGATTCCGGTGCATCCGCTCAAATTCAACGGGCGGCAGCACCTTTGCTTCGCTCTCATAATAGTCCGCCGTTTGCCACTCCATGCGCGGCTTCGTGTTCCACAGACAGAGAAGTGATCCGCTGCTGTAAAGCTCCAGATCATCCGGCGCTTCCGCGTCAGCAAGGGTAAGCCGTTTCTCTGGGCGGACGCACTCATCATAAAGCTGTTCAAGGATGGGCGACTCGCCGTTGTGTCCGGCGTAGGTGTCGATCCACCGCTGCGCTCTACCGTATTTCGTCGGCGGGATTGTCATTTCCGACCACATGCGCTGGCTTGCCTTGCTGCTTGCCGCGTGCAGTTCGGTAAACTCGATGAAATCATCGTTCCCCCCCGCCTCACCGCTAGGGTCAACCGGAACAGCCTCAATCACCGTATGGTTCACCAGACTGATTTTGTAATTGCGGATTGTTGCCCGGCTGCTAAGGTCAGGGTTTAGCTCGATTGCTCGGCGGATATAGTAGAAAACGCGGCTGTCTGCTTGTTTAAGGTCGTTCGCCACAATCTTGAACGATCCATACGGCGTGTGGAGCGCACGATACAGCACCACCGCACCCGCAATGCTCGATTTTGCCGACTTCTTGATGTCCGACCAAACTATCGTGTCGTAGACGAACCTTCCCTCCCCGTCTGTCCGGCACGCCTCCCTAAGTACCGCCCGCTGGTACGGCGCAAGGGGCATCGCGGGGCGCATCTCGCTCAATCGCTCAGGGATGAAAAAATGGCGCTCGATCCACGTCACCACGTCAAGCCCATCATCCGCATTTGCCCCCAAGCCAAGACGCCGGAGGATGCGCTTGGCA